TTACATTAATTCTCTTTTCATTTTTTCAGCCAACACACTGATTACCGCTCTTTTTACCGCTTTATTTCGGCTTGTCCTAAGCACTTTTTCTGTTTCATCCAATGCTTCCAAAGGAAGCGTTTCCAAAACTTCCCGAAACAATGGAGCTATATCTGTTCCTTTTTTGATCTTTCTTACTGTTTTGTCTGGAACGGATGTTGCTTCTGTTTTGTCTGTCTGCTTTTCTTTTGCCCGGAAGTAAAAATCTACTAAATAATCATATACCTGCCATGCCTTGTCTGTATTTAGGGACTTGGCATGGAGCAATGCGCCTTTCTCGGTCCAGAGGTATAAAGATTTGGCATATTTAAAGGAGCTTTGAATTTCACATGTCCTTTTCAATCTCCTTAGTTCTTCTCCAAATACCTCAATATAATGCTTTCCAAGAATATATTTGTCTTTGTTGTAATTGAAATTGTAAATTATTTTTTCCTTTGTCACACCATAAGCTTCTGCAATTTGTTTTGTTGTCAGGACCTTACTTCCTTTAATTTCAATTGTCTGCGGTAATTCCATTTTTCCTTATCTCCTTTGCTTGAATTTTTGCAAAGGAAATGATATTATAATTTTATCAGATCCTTTGCGATTTGATTGTTTCTTTAGCAGTTGCAAACTTTGGTCGGGGCGCAGCTGCTATTTTTTGTTTTCGGCATAAACCATGTGAATCCCTTCCATGATGACTTCATATTGAGTTTTTCCTGTCATCTCGCAACACTTATCTAGTAATGCTTTGTCCTGTTTAGTTGCTCTGATCTTTATTTGCTCAGCTTTAGGATTATCACTTTTAGGTCTGCCAGTTCTTGGACTCATTTCATCACCTCACTTTTCGAGTACACAATAAATATATTACCGTGTACACGAAAAGTCAAGCATTTTTTTATCCTCATTCAATATATCACAGATTTTCTATCCATTCAAATCACGCTACTGTCTCAAAAAGCAGGTGTTTTTGTAAGAGATATACAAAAATTTTTTTTTCAGTATACTGACCGAAAAGACGACTTTTTCCTCATTTTTTCTTCATTTGTCTATTTTTATAATTATATATTAATTTATATATTATTATTTTTTGTGCATATTAGAAGAAAAAGATTATTTTTATGTTTTATTTTATTAAACTTTTGATCGTGTCATATCCTGCGATCTTATCAGCTTTCAGGCTGTGATCTGTCTGGTAGCGTCCTGTAGCCGCAGCGCATCCGGATCCGAACTGTCCCGGGCACTCTACGCCATTCGGATTGTAACCTTTCAGCATCAGCAGGATCTCCACAGCTGTAACCAGATATCTGGTGCTTCCCAGTCTGACAGAGCGTTTCTTCAATGCAGCATCAGACTTCGGTCCCCATTCGCCGTCTACGGCCAGGCCGGCTTTGAAGTCCAGGTTCAGAGCGGTCTGTACTGCCATGATACCGGCTTTCTTCGTAAGGGTTCCCCGGATACCATCAACGACCAGACCGGCTCCGGTGAAGTTGTTGGCGTGCATCTGGCCGGCTTTGATGATATCTTTTTTACTGCTCGTTGCTGCAGGTGTGGCAGATGCTGCAGTCTTTCCGTTGATCTCGTAGACCATCTCTGTATGTCCGATTCCTAATGGTCTGCTCGGGTCACTGCCCTTAAACATCAGCGCATCGCCTACTTTAAGAACCTCCGGGTTCTGGATGATTCCGTTCTTGATAACTACATCGGTTACTTTTTTCCAGTTTTTGTGCATGCCGGCTGTATTCAGTGAACCTACATCAGGTACACCTACTTTTTCTGCCGTTTTACAGATGGAGCTGCTACAGTCTGAATAATATTCGCCATTATATTTGGTGTAGCAGTACAGTCTTAATGACTGGCTGTAGAAGTTCCGTCCCAGAATCGTTTTGTACAGGTCATGCATCTGCTGTCTCTGCTTTTCTGTGAGATCTTCTCTGAGGACTTCTACCAACCCTCGCCCTTTTGCCTGTCTTGCGGTACAGTAGGCGTTCATGCCTTTTGTTGATGGGGTTCCGGATCCATGGCCGGCCAATACAACATTTGTCACTGTTTTCTCCTCCTGTTTTACATACTGCTTGATCCATTTTACGCAACACGCATGCCGGGACTGGAAGATCTTATCCCCGACCTGGTTGTTATTGTTGATATCTTTCTGATCCAGCAGAAGAGATGCGTAGATGATATCCGGCGTGTATGGTTTTGCCGCCCGTTTGAAAATTCTCTGTACCGGCTTAATGCCTCCCAGGTGCTGGATCTCACACCACATCATCTGAGACGGAACATCTGTTACCCCGTACGCTTCTGCCTCCTTCAGGTATGCCTGCATCAGTTCCTGGAATAATGCATCCTGACACTCTTTTCCTGTAGGGGTTGTGATGATCGCAATCAGGGAAGCTTTTTCTTTCGCTGTCGGATGCCATTTGGTTGTCTCCCAGTTGACAGATAGTTTCTTTTCGATCCCGGCTGTATCCACTTTCCGGAACGCTGCCGGGTTCTGCTCCAGGATCATCTTACAGAGTCTTTTTGCACGTTCACCGTAATTTCCTGCCCAACCAAGTGTACAGGTCTTTTCATTGGCCGTGTTCTTTCCAGGAGCTACATAGGATGCATAGTTGCGTTTTCCGTAGGTCTGACCTCCGGTTTCAACGCCACCGATGATATTTGTTAAGATGTTCAGATTCTTTTTATCCATATTCTTTCCTCCGTTCAAATGGAGGGTGATCACTCACCCTCATCATCCATTTCATCCTGATTTACTACTCTGTTGGCTGCCTGTAATCCTTTTACCAAGATGGTTGGCACGTTTATGCCCATCTCCACAAGGTTCTCGCAGATAGATCTTGCTTCATTGACCAGCAGGGACGCCAGTACGAACCATCCAAGAAGTGTTGTCACGCCGAGATCCATTCCCAAAATACTTCCAAGTTCCGTGAAACCGGCAGTAATGCTGAACGATGCAATGATCAGCATCCAATATCCGAATTTTTTCATAATTCCCCACAGACCTGCTTTTGAACTTGTTTTTCCGGTCTTTTTCGATTTAATCCAACCGGTGATCCAATCGAAGACATTAAGCAACAAAAAGATTGCAAACAAGAACCAATGTGGTCCCAGAACATAAGAAAGGACAGCTACTGCTGCCCCTAAGATTGCATTGTATGTATCAATTACTTTCATTTTTAATCATCCTTTCTCGTATAACGTAATTTCGCTTGTTACTTGTTTTCAGCCATCATCTTGTCATATGCATCCCATACGGTATTTTCGAACTCATCCACCTGAGTATCGATCTCCTGTTTGTTTGCTCGATACAGTCTGCCGTCAGAAATATACCGGTTAATAACAGGTACCTGCGGATCATCCAGACTAAATGACGCGTCCAGAGATACCACGGACACATTATCCACAAAGATGTTTGCTGAGAACTGTGTGTTTTTTCTGAATTCTTTTCTGATTGAAGCCATTTTGAATTCCTCCTTAAAATTTTAATTATTTGAATTTAATAGTTACCTTTAAGCTGTTCGTTTCCACATATAACATGTGATGTATGGCTGAAGTACGGATGCTGCTGTAGAGCCGCCATTATCCGTGTTACCATATATTTTCGCCGTATCCGTAGCATGTTTACTTACTCCAGCAATACCTCCCCAATATGAGAACTCCCTGTCAAAATATACATTATGTGGGTTTCCTCCAGCAGTGTAGGATATTGTAGATGTAGACGAATCAGCACGACCTACAGCAGCTCTGGCATTCGAAAGTCCATGATTATGCTGTATATTAATAGTCTTCGAACCACCAGTCTTCTCGGACGAATTGAAGTTACCATCACCACCACTAAATCCAACCGGGACTCTACCAGCACCCCAAGCAACCCACGTTCCTCCGAAAAGATTTGTGGGGTTTGTTGCACTCGTGGACATATAGATTGAGCCAACTGGATGCAAGCAATCAAGAAGTGATCTGCCGTTAATTCTTGCTTTTGATAACGCTGTTTCCGTCTCGCCCGGAACGCCGATATCAATGCCTACGTTGTCATCAATATCTACCCCATTGCTACTGGTTACCGTACCGTCTTCCAATTCAGTGAATGTAGCTATGTCGATACGTCCTTTGGTCATGTAAATCTGAGACGTATAAGTGGTATTATCGCCATCAACCTGTTCCGATCGTATGATTACTGAATCATCTGCCAGCAGTCCTAGGTTAACACCGTTCACTGTCAGAGTGGATTTGGTTTCTCCATATACGCCAACATTTTCATGTTTAATGCTTCCTTTTCCACCGCATAGCTCAATGACAGCATCCACAGAATCTTTACCGAGCTGAATCAGTTTTCGTCCGTAACTGGCTACGGCTGTTCCTGCTTCGTTTAGTATTTCAAATGCTGTACTGGTGATACGGGATCGGAAACCTTTCCATGAGCCATTTGTCTTATCGCCGATTTGCAGACCAGTCCCGGAATTAAATTCCATGAAATTGGTGGCTGTTTTGGCTGCCTGTAATTGATCAGCTGCTATACAACCAGAAGGAAGGGACGCGTGTCGTGTATCGGTCCACGTGAGTGAAATACAATCGTTTCCGGGTTGGAAGTTATACACTCTCATATATCCCCATGCTTCATTTAATTTAGTAACAAGTCCCCAGGTTGACGTTGTCTTTTTATACATCCAAACATTAAATTCACCAGTTGCCCGTAAGAAATATAATTTAGGATCTGTATTATCAGCACTGACGAACGAGAACTGTACATCTGTCGTTTCATATTCTCTACCACTTATTTTGAAAGTTGTAGCATAATTTGCATAGTTTGCTATAACTTTTACGGTGGCGAATTCGATATACTTATTGGTATTACCATTACCAGCTACACTATGAACTACCTGATTTGCGTCCTTACCTGGCGCACCTTTATCACCAGTAGCACCTTTACTGTTGACGTATGAAAGAAGTTTTATGGTTACTGATGTACCTGATAGTGCTGTAACCTGCCAAGTACCTGTGTTCGAAGATCCATCAAGATTTATGAAGACATCTCCAACTACTGGAGTTCGGTTGAAGTCTGTAGTAGCTGCAATCGCAGTTGCTCCGATAGTGGTAAATGTTCCAGACCAATTTCGTTTTGGCTGAAGGGCATTTTTACCGCTAGCACCTGTTTCACCTTTATTGCCAGTTTCACCTTTGGCACCTTGCACCTTTGCCCAAAAATATTTAGATATATCATCGCTTCCAGCTTGCTCAAAATCTGTATATTGACCCATGTAAGCTCTTCCACTACTGTCTGTGATAGAGAAACCGGTAATTTTATTAACTTCTTTAACTACACCATTGGCCGGATCACTACCGAACAGTGTCGTATTACCAGTATATGTACCAGCTTCAAGAGTCTTATATATCCATTTGTCATTTTTTCCATATCGACATACTGTTGTACTTGTAAGGGTAAAGGAATTATTCTCTTCACATACATATGTGATATTCGCATAGGCCATATGAACATAAGAAGTCTTACCGTCATTTCCAGTTGATCCCTTAGTACCTGTCACACAAACGGCGGTTGTTGTGGTGGATGTCTTATCAGTATATGTAATTACAGATCTCGTCCAAATATACTTACCGTTTACCCATCCTGGATATTTTTCAGACCAACCTCCTCCAGATAATGCTGTGGCACTCGTTGACTGATAGTATTGCTCTACTATTGAAGTCACACCTTTACCTGCAGCTCCTGTTTCACCTTTTGCCCCAGTACCTCCAGTGGATCCTTTTGCTCCGGTAATACATACAGGAGTACTTTCATCCGTAGTTTTATCGGTATATGTGATTACAGTTTTTGACCAAATATATTTACCATTTTCCCAACCAGGATCGGTAGTAACCCAAGAACCTCCTGATAACGATGTAGCAGATGTGGATTTATAATACATAACATCAACGCTGCTTACGCCAACACCTCTTGCTCCATCTTTACCAGTATCGCCATACGTACCGATAACTCTCTTATTGCTATCAACAGAGGTACCATCCGTGTAGATGATAGTTTCATAACTCCACAAATATTTGTTCACAGAATTTGTAACCAGCACATCATCAAACCAGACCGTTGGCGTCACCGTATTTGAGGTTGATACCGCATAATGTTCTTTAATGCTTTCGATACCTTTGCCATCTGTTCCATCAATCCCTGCAGATCCTCGGAATGCTATCGTGTGTCCTATACATATGCCCTGCAAATCTCCTGCATCTGTATCGCTCCTGTAGTACGCTGTATGAGCGTTTTTGGTATCAGCTGCAGTTCCTACAACAACAAAAATATCCCCGATCCTGCAACCATTTCTAAGTGTGGAAGTGCCTGTCCAGCTAGCCAAATGCCCGGTCATTCCATAAGTACTGTTCCATTGATCTTCTATAAAATTTTCTCTCGTTACACTTGCAACAATTCCATACCCCTGCTCGCCGTCTGATCCGGCCGGTCCCTTCGGACCCTGAAACTTGCTCCAACGATATTTTTCCGGTTGTTCGGAATCCACCTTTTTAAAATCTACATATTGTCCAATATATGTTTTATCCGTTGGATCTGTCGTTGAAAAATTTGCTTTTCCATCCTCGCTCGTTGCATAGGCGAAATGTACATAACTTGCCTCTCCGTTCTCTCCATTTTTTCCAGCAACTCCATCTGCGCCATCTTCGCCCTGAAATTTACTCCAGGTGTATTTTGATGGATCCTTACTGTCTTCCAGCTCATAGTCTACATAGGTTCCGATATACTTCGACGGAGTTTCTGTCATATCACTGTACGATGCAGGTTTCTCAACATCTGAATATTTCACGTGGAAATATGATGTTTTTCCATCCTTTCCACTTGTCCCTGGTATACCCTGTTCTCCTCTGATTCTTACCCAGGTATATACTGTTGGATCCGTAAGATCCGGGTCACGGGTTACTCGATTGCTTGCAATTCCCAGATACTCTTTCCCGTACGAGTCAAGCGAAGCTCCTGTTCCGATGTCGTCATCCGCATATGCAATCCAGGTATAAAATTTACGGTTTTGTGCTACTTTTGCGAATGCATCTGCTAGTTCTCTCAGTTCTTCAGAAACTCCGCTGCTTTTTACACTATACTTGCCTAATTCAGCAGTTTTCGTGTTGTCACATACAGATGTTTCAATTTTTAACAATCTGGAAGAAAGATAGAGTTCCCCAGTGTGATCAATAATATATACCGTATCCCCTATCTTCGTTCCCTGCGGAAGATAACTCAGTTCAACCTCATACGTTGTGTTCACATCGCATATTTTTTTCAGACTAGAAACTGCACGGTTGCACAGTTCAGACTGTGATGTCGTATCGTATGAGAAAGTTTTTACAATATGGCCTACATTGTCTCCCGTTTCTGTTTTTATCTGATATCTGCTCCATTTCTGAAGCGCTTTTCTCGAATTCAGATGAGTACCTTCCACATAAAAATCCCCATCATCATACTTATATCCTGCCAGTGTGATCGGATCATCTTTTCCATCCGGGATTCCACCTGTACACACATAAGCCGTTGCGAGGTCTTCGATTGTATCCTTGATTCGTATTTTTTTGATTTCTCTCCCTATCTGAAGTTGCACACCGCTGTTTACGCCGCGTCTTTTAAAAATATTAATGTATTTATGTACAACTGACATCCGGTCTACATCAAAAGAAAAACTGATCTCTGCATTATCAAATTGAGTAGCAATGCTTAATAATCGTTCTGTTGCCGTTGCTTCACCATCCCAGGAAAGCTTTCTGGTCAGATTACTCACTTCATTTACTCCGACTTCAAAACCGGAGTCATAGCTGAATTTCTTTATGTAGAATTCCGCTGAATACGCCTTGTCCGCTTTGTACGCCCCAACCACTTCATTGAGCAGGTCAAGTCCTGCGTCTTCCGCATAAATATCATTGACAGAACCGTTCACCGGATCTTTTTCTCTGGATATGATCGTATAAAATTCTCTGTCATCTCCATCTTTTCTGAGAATATAATTTCCAGCTTCCGTCCATGTCTCCGCCTTCTTTCTCCACTCCGGATCATATTCCAGATCAAATTCCAGAATCGCAACGCCTTCATCCACTTCTTCGGTTTTCCTATCATTTGAAATGATTACCCCTTCCGGAAGGCTTGTACTCGCCTGACCGAGAATATTCATTTTTCGATCTGCAAAATAGAGAATCATAAAAATACCTCCCTGTATTTCATTTTATAAGTCGGCTGCTTTGCCCACGAAGAATGAATACACTGAATCTGATTAACACCTGGTGTCAGGCAAAAGGCTTCCCAATCATTTCCCAATGCTCCTAAATCCGGTCTGGCAAGTCCCTGCAATGTCACATTGCCGCTTCCGCAATCTACCCTGAATATTTCATTTGTCGTAAACTTATTCGGTGCATCTCGCCATTTTGTAATATCACTTATACGAACAGAAATTCCTCGAAAAACATTACGCCATACATATTGGTTGCTCATATTTCTGTTCCCGTATTGTCCGATATACAACTTTACACTATGCACCTTTGTGTTCTTTAATTCTGGAACTTTGTATTCCGGATAGCTTCCACACCAATGGAACCGTATCGTATCATCCCACTTCATCATATCGCTGTGCCCCTGATTTCTATTAAATGGGTTGCTGTCCCAATAGACTGGTTCAAAGCTGTAATCTTTTACAATTCTTGGATTGTTTCCACCTACCCACATCGCCATGTGTGCTGTGTTGCCGCTCATATCGTTTTTATATATTTCCTGACAACAAATCATTTTGCCGTTTTCATCACAAAAAGCAATTGCCTGACATCCTGTCTGCCCCATTACCCCAGTCTCAAACCAACTGTTTACATAACTATATGTTTTCGTAGAACCTTTTTCACCATTTGAATCTACAATAGCAATGGCTTTCATTGCTCCATTCCACCATTTTGTATTTTCTCCTGCTGTATTTCCACTGGCTGTTAAAAACAATCCCTTTGTTCCATTGTTTAGCCCCAGATCATTCACAGCCATGGTTCCGGCCGTTTTACTGTCCCTATATAGGAAATTACCCCCTGTATCGGTTTTCCATTTTTCATCCCCAGACCAGGTCGCATAAGATGAACAGTTCGTTACGAGCTCTACCTGTTTATAGCTTTCCTGATCCGTTTCGTCCGGATTGCCAAATTGCAGGAGGCTTTTATTTTCCTTAACAAAGCCAACCAATCCATTGTCACTTTTAATCGTTGCCTCAAGAACAGGATATGCCCGATGAGTTCCAGCGTAATCTACAATAAAGATACTTGCATTATCTGCCTGCGTGTCCACCTCATATTCTTTTACGGAGTATTTGAAAGGATCTGCACAGTAAAACTCTATTTCCGCAGTAATCGCGTTTCGTCCCGCCGGTACCTCTCCCATTCCTGTTTTTGTTCCGATAAAATATTTATCCGGCTCGTCCAGGAAAATCATTTTTGCCTGTTCTGTATCTAAAAGTGCGTTCAGCTTATTGTATGCTTCCCGGAATGCCTTATTAGATTGTGCAATCAACTGGTACCCTACAACAATCGTTCTTGCGCCATATCGTTTTCTTCGGTATCTGGCACCGTCTCTGATTTCCATATCCGTATTTGATATTTCTGTCTCGATCATTTCCCTTCCTGATACATACAGAGTCCGATATCCGGGAATTACATTTTCAAAATAGACACCATTAAAATTAAGAGCCTCGGAAGGCAGTTCTTGCTCTTCCTGGCTCTCTGTCGTATCCACAAATTTATACATTCCTGCCCTCCTTATCTCTTTCCTTTCTTACGTAAATCTCTCTTCTGCTGTTTTTCAATCTCTTCTTTCGTATAAGTTGCCGTAGCTTTGGCTATTTGTCTTCCATCTACTTCCACCGGAACGTATAAAGTATATCTGGCATTTCTAGTGTAATTATAAGTTTCTTCAAGATCTTCTGATCCGTTCCGCAGGTTCACGCCTATTTCCGGTGCCGCAACCATAGTCGGTATATCAATCAGATGCATGACTGCTTTTTTTACATACTTTACTTTATCCAGAATACCATTTCCAAAGCCAATGCCATAGTATCCACCCAGTTTATCAGATACTTTGGATGGACTACGAATCTTGGCTTTCGCCCGGATCGCTGCTTCAGCTGCTGCCGCTAACTGTGCCGCTGCTGCTCTGACTGGTCCAACTTGACTGTTCAAGCCTCGCGCAAGGCCTGCACCAATATATACGCCGCTACTGTAAGCTCCTCCGGCCGCTGATCTCATAGCAACAACCGCCATATTTGACATCACATTGGCAGTATTCACTGCCGCAGTCATACCTGCCATAACCCCACTGTTGTAATTATTTCCAACAGCGATTCCGGATGTTTTTGCTTTACTTTCGCCTCTGGAAAACTGACTGATCAAAGCGTTAATTGCAGACTTTGCTTTGTTTCCCAGTGCGTCCAGACCGGAATTGACTACGTTCACGCTGGATCGCATGCTGGTCAGCGATTTCTCTGCACTCTTTGCATTTTCCGCAATCGACTTCATGCTGGAATTCACAGCTTTCAACGCAACCACCATAACTGCAGTTCCGGCTGCTCCGGTAATCATTGATGCCGCAAATACGCCAACCGTTACCGCTGCAGCTCCTGAACTTCCTGCCAGAACTACAAATACAGCACTTGCCGCGGTTCCTGCTCCCAGCAAAGCTGCCAAACCGATCGCGCTGGACATCGCACCAGCTGCCACCAGTGGAAATGCTGCTCCCATCAATGTCAGACCTGCTCCGGCTACTACAAGGGATGCTCCCAGAACCGCCGCTCCGGCTGCCAATACCAGTACACCAGCTCCTGCAACAAGCACCGCTGCTCCAACCAAGGCAATCGTTTGCATATTCTTCATCTGTCTTTTGCCTTCCTTTGTCTCGCCCAGAGTAATAGTATTCTCTGGTGCAGTACCAAACACCATCTGTTCCTTTGTTCCACAGCAGGAAAACTGTGGCATTCTGTGTTCCGTAATCGCAACTAACGTATCTATTGCTATTTATCAGCTTTGTTTGGAATGCATTCGGATCTTCCACATGCTTTTCATTATCGAACATGTCATAGATAACACCTTCTGCCATCGCCCACAGGCCGAGAATGTAACGCTTGTAGAATACTCCTCTGTATGTATTCCGGTATCTTTCTTTGATCTCTTCGCTGAGGCTCAGGTTATCATCCATTACGAAATGTACGTATAGGATATTCTTGACCGGTTCGCCTTTCGCCCTTAACTCTGCTGCCCGTTCTTTTCCAATGTATCCAACGGCTCGGTCTATCCAATTGACCTTAAACCAATGGTAAGGTCCGGAAGGGTTGCAGTTAAACCAGAACTTCGATCCATCTACCGAACATCGGCCGGTAGCCTGATTCACGAAACTTTCCGGCATAAGCGCCACTTCATCAAAGAAAACTCCTGCCAGTGTGATTCCCTGTATCAGGTCCTGGGAGCTTTCGTCCCTTCCACCGAATATGTAGAAGTTATTGGTCGTTTTTCCTCTTGTGATCACTATCAGGTTGTCAGCTCTGTGATCTACCACACCGTAGCCTCTTGCCTTTAGCATGAGCTTGAGCCAAAATAGTACGTTCCTTCGAAATGATCCGATGGTTTTCCCGCACATGGCAAAATTCTGTCCGTTGAACGTTTCCATCGCCCACATCACGTAGGATAGTGACATACACACTGTCTTTCCCGATCGGATAGCTCCATCTGCTATGATTCCGTCATAGTCTTTTACGGGCGACGTCGCACACCACCATGTCAGTACCTGTTTCTGCTTTTTTGAGAACGGTTTGAACTTGAATATCTGGTTATATACTGTCTGCAGACGGCTTTTCTTCATAGCCTGGATCTTTTTCTTCAGATTTGTGATCTTTTCATACATCCTGATCACCCCAAACTTCTGAAGCTGTAGCATTCATGGCATCCATGAATCCGTCGTCCGCTGTTTCATGCGATCCTCCATCCTGTTTCATGATCTGGAGTTCTAACTGCATCGTAGCAAGTTCTAACTTGGCATCATCGTAGCCAAACTTATGGATAGCTTCGATTGCTTTCTGTTTCTTGGCCTGTACTCTCGTGAGTGCATCTTCTATCTGCTGGATCTGGCCAAGTATTCCGGCATATTCTTTTAGTTCTGTACAGTCTCCTTTTTCCAGTCCATCGGTGTATTTTACTACTGTCATTCCCGGCGGCGGCTTTCCGTCCTCGTTCTGCCATTCTGGTTCTTCTGTATTCTTCAGCGCTTCTATTCTGTGCAGCATTCGGTATTCACGGACTGTAAGCAGTTGTATTTCCTGCAGAAGCAGCTGCTCTTTGTCAAGTCCGATTGTTTCAGTCAGCTGTAATTCTTCCGGATTCAGGTAGAGTAGGCGGATGAGAAATTTCATCCGCCCCTCATCAAACCGTGCATGAGGTTCTCCCTCACACGGCTTTCCAACATTCTTCTTTCTACAGCATTACGTCATGCTCTAGCCATTTTCTTTAATCCTTTTTCGTAAATGCTATTTCTAACAAATCCCACTCTTGACATATGTTTACGCCTTTGGTGTTTCTTGTTATACCATCTTGTAAAGGTACAGATAATGTACCAGTCCAATGCCT